TTCTAGAAAGCGACCTGTTGCAGGTGAGCCGCTTACTCGTAGAATGCTATGCACAAACAGTGTTACTCTTCTTAGCAGTGTAAATGGTAAAATTTTATTAAACTACAAGCAGCCAAAAAGAGCACCAAAATTTAACCCAACAAATAAAAATATTATCATAACATGGGATATTTTTATGCAAGATTTTAGATGTGTTAATATGGAAAGCTGTGAACTCATAAAAACAATACCTGTTGCCAATGATGAATTTTGGAAATATTTTAATGAAAAATTACGCTTCATGTCTGCTGCTGAAAAAGAAAGGTTCATGGACACATGAGCATTTTAAATTTAGAAAAAGACGTTTCCTCAATCTTTCAGAAAAATCTTAAATTCAAGATCAATAACAAGACATTGAGAGAAGGAAAGTTGATACTCTTCTCGTTCAAAGAATTTTATCTTCATTTTAAACTCTGTGTAGGACACAATGCATACAAGTATATTGAGATACCCTACCCTTATACATATAGATTTGAAGACAATAAATTATTTTTTGACTATACAAATGGCACACTCACAAAAAAAGACAAAGAGTTAGAAACCATTATCAAGCTTTTAAAAAGACAGAAATTTTCAAAATTTTACGATAATACCTTGATCATTGAGTTCTTATAACTACAATTAGCACGTGCAGAAGAAACTAGTTTCATATTTCCCGCAAGACTACTCACCAAGTAAGAGCCAAATACAGCTCATTAACGGTGTAGAGAAGGCTTTTGCAAAAGGAAAAAAATTTGTAATTTGCTGTGCACCTACAGGCACTGGCAAAAGTTTTCTTGGCAAAACATTAGCCAACTTAAGCTCACCGCCTACATCTGCATATGTTAATTTAATTAATAGCTACGATGCATTTAGACAAGATTATAGTGGCAACTATACACATGAAGCAGATGCAAGAAAAGAGCCTGCCTTTGGAACCTTCACACTCACCATAACAAAATCTCTGCAAGATCAATATGTGAAACTCTTTGAAGATGGCAAGCTTTTAAAAGGCAAGACAAACTATCAATGTCAAGTAGATACAAATTTTGATGTAGAGTCGGCACCATGTGTATTGGTGAATAAGCTCAAAGAAGATTGCTGGACAAAGAACATATGTCCATATTATACTGCAAGAAATACCGCTCTTACAGATAAATTTTCTATTTTAAATTATAAAATGTTTTTGTCGCTACCAGATCACGTAAAAAGAAAAAATTTTATTATATGTGATGAAGCTTCGGAATTGGAAGACGAACTAGTGAGACGATTTTCTGCATTTATAGAATATGATAGATTGAAGAATTATGATGTTAGTGTTATGCCGCTTGTTACAGATAGTACTCAAAAGGTTCGCGTGTGGTTGTATGATCTCATTTTCCATCTTAGCGAAATAATAAACACTTTGCAAAACAGACAAACAAAAAAAATTACTAATTTATCACCAATAGATAAAATTAAGATTCGCTATCTTAAAAATCTTTACAACAATTTAGTGATTATTGAATCATTATGGGATGAGTGTGAATTTGTTGTAGAGAAAGATTCACAACGCGCATCATTTACACCATTAAAGGTAGATAAATTGTCAAAATATATTTTTGATTATGGTGAAAATATTTTATTGATGTCTGCTACAATCATTGATCACAAGAACTTTGCAAAAACGCTAGGCATAAAAGATTATGAGTATGTGGAAGTTGATTCTACTTTTGAATCATCAAAATCACCCATATATGTAACATCTAAAAATAAGTTAAACTATAAAACTATAAAAACAGAATTGCCGGAAATAGTTAATAAGATTAAGCAAATTTGTGATTTACATAAAGATGCAAAAGGTGTCATACATACACATACCATGGAGATAACAGAATATATAAAGACCAGATTACATGGGGAAAGATTTCTCTTTCGAGAGCTTGCTTCAAAAAATGAAGATATTCTCAAAGAGCATTCCTCAAGTAGCAAACCTACTGTTCTTGTATCACCATCCCTATCGTTTGGTATCGATCTTAAGGATGAATTGGCCAGATTTCAAATTATAGTTAAATTGCCATACCTGCCATTGTCTTCCAAGAGGGTTAAGAAGTTATTTGAATTGGATAAGAATTGGTACATTGATAAGATGTTAAATGCCATGGTTCAAGCAACAGGAAGAGCCACAAGAAGCAAGAATGATTACTCTGTAACATATATTCTGGATGGAAATATAGTCGATGCTATTAAAACACACAAACATAGACTACCAAAATATTTTATTGATAGGATTATATAGATAGATAAATAACTACATGGGTCAAATATCATTAATAGGTCAAGCATTAGCACTACACAATTTAGGCACAGATGGTCTCATAACCAGAACTGCAGCTGGTACAGTTGCAGGTAGAACCATATCAAGCGGCACTGGTGTCACAGTAACTAACGGTAATGGTGTAGCTGGTAACCCTAGTATTGCTTTGGCAGGACAAGCATTAGCATTACACAACATTAATACTGACGGGTTTATATATAGAACAGGTAGTGGTACATTTACTGCCGCAACAACAGGTGCTACTACTCTTGGTAATGTGCCCTTTTATAATAGTGCACCAGCAACCGCTACATCTGCTGGTAATCCTGGAGCAATTGCTATAGCCGCAAACGGTACATTCATGTATGTATGCACTGCTACAAACAAATGGGCCAGGGTAGCTCTACAACCGTTTTAATCTAGAAATTCAGTGAAAAACTGTTTTTTTAAACTGTGTAGACAATAAATAATATTATGGCCCTAAAACTATTGGTAGAAAAACCTGCTCCAGAAGAACAATTTGAGTATGTTTTAGAGGAAAAAAATTCTAAAGGCCCAGCTACCCTGTATATTAACGGCCCATACATGATGGCAGAAGGTGTTAATAAAAACAACAGAGTATATGATGTAAATGAGATGGCACGTGAAGTAACCCGTTACAGTAACGAGCTTATTAAGAATAACCGTGCCATGGGAGAATTAAATCACCCTGCAACTGCTGATGTTGATTTGGAGAGGGCTTGTCACCTTGTCACTGAACTCAGACAAGATGGCAATGTGTTTTATGGCAAGTCAAAAGTTTTAACCACACCCATGGGCATGATTGTGCGTTCTCTTGTGAATGATGGTGTTAAAGTTGGCATGTCATCTCGTGCTTTAGGCAAATTAGAAGAGCAAGACAGTGGTGTGCAACGTGTTACAGAAATGCGCTTAGTGGCAATTGATTGTGTTGCAGATCCATCGTTTCCCAAAGCTTTTGTCAATGGTATTCTTGAATCCAAGCAGTTTGTTGTGGAAGCAGATGGCAAGTATGCTGAAGTGTACGAAACGTTCTCCAACAAACTAAACAAACTACCCAGAGTGGATGTGGAGTCATATCTGAAGGAACAAATATCTAATTTCTTCAAAAAAATGACTCTGGTAGGATAAATATTTTTATGCAGAAGAATTTAGCCAAGAACGACATCAAGCTTGAAATTAGTCAATTTATTCAAGCAATTTCTGAGAAAAATTTTGCCGCGGCCAATAAATATTTAAAGAACGCAATTGAAGAGAAAATTAAACATAAAATCTCTGAGGTTGCAAAATAATAATTTATGAAAGAAGTAAAAGACGTACTAAAAGAAGCAACCAAAGATATACTCTCTGAGGAGACACTTAATGAATTGCAGAACATTTTTAATGAAGCTGTTAACACAAAAGTCAAGCTTCACGTTGAAAAAGCTCTAATTGAGCAAGATGAAGATTATTCAAACAAGCTGGAAAAGCTTGTCTCTGCTATTGACACAGATCATACAGCAAAGTTAAACAAAGTTTATGAAGCAGTTGTTGCTGATCATACCAACAAGCTCAAGAACGTTATTGAGAAATATGAAGGCATGTCAAACAATGATGCAAAGAATTTCAAAAATAATTTGGTTGAAAACATATCAAATTATCTTGAACTTTATATTGATGAAGCAATCCCTGCTGCATCAATCAATGAAGCAGTAAAGAACAAGCGCGCAGTCGCAGTTCTTGAAAGTATCAAAAAGACTCTCGCCGTTGATGAAGCTCTTGCAAATAGTTGTATTCGCGACGCTGTAATTGATGGTAAGAATCAAATTAATGAAGCTAATAAAAAGCTTGAAGCTGTTCTCTCAGAGAATGCAGCATTGAAGTCAAAGCTCAAAGAGATTGAATCAAAAAATCTTTTTGCGGAAAAGACAAAAGACATGGATCCCAAGAAAGTCGAACAAGTAGTTAGACTTTTTGAAGGCAAGAATCCTGAATTTGTAAAAGAAAACTTTGACTACACTGTTAAAATGTTTGAAAAGTCTGAGACAGAACGGCTCGAAACTCTAGCCACTGAGGCAGTTGAAGAATCAACTACATCTGAAGTAGATCGCCCTGTTATTGAAGAACAGTTGATAGGCGAAAATACAAATCTACCTGCAGCTGAAGATTCATCAAAATACTACCTCAAAGAGCTTAGCAAATACTAATTTTTTTTGCAGTTTCGTTGAGGCTTAAGCCTTAATAGGAAAAAACGGTCGACTATGTTACGGAGAAATTTATTCATATTATGAAAAAAGTTGTTCGTCCTTCGCAGTCATATATTGACGAATCAAGAGCCGCAGCTCTTCTTGAAAAGTGGAGTCCAGTATTGGATTACTCTTCCAAGAATGTTGCAGCAATCGAAGATGATCATACCCGTTTGAACACAGCTATTCTCTTGGAAAACCAAGAGCAATGGTGCTTAAGGGAAGCAGGCCCAAATTATGTGCCTTCTCTTCCTGATCAAGCAGGTTCAACAGGCTCTGTAGGTACATTCCAGACATCCAATTGGACTAATAATCCAGCTGGTACTCCTGGCACTGATTCCTATGCAGCA